TGACCAGGGGGGAGAGCTGCTTGCCCGCCCTGCCCTGGGAACTGTGTGTTAGGAACAAGCACCAGCGGCAGCCTCCTCACTTGAGCTGCTTCGCCCTGGTCTTAGCTATGCGCTCGATCGAGTCGAGGTCTTTGGTGGAAATGAATCCCCTGAGATAGAGCTTCTTAGACTTCGAGAGGATTTCTGCTAATCTTCGGCGTCCAGCCGCTTTCGTGAGTCTCGCCATAAGATCACTCTCAGGCGTTTGTCAAGAACTGGAACTTGTAATTCAGTGCGATCGGTACCGAGGCGAATGCGAACGCCGGTTGTTGAACAATCGGGTTCGTTGCGCTGCAAGAACCGATTACGTTTCCGAGCGCGTCGACGGCGTAGAAGCCCTGCGTCTCAATCTTGTTTCCGTCGACAGTTGTTCCGTACCATTTCGAAATTCTCTCGCCAAATAATGTGTTTCCGAGCGAATTCCCAGTTTGCAAATCTGTTAGCTCATTTGTTGCGCCACCAGATACGGTGACCGTAAAAATCCTTGAGACTCCGCTCGCCGTATAGACGGCTGCTGCCGCTAATCTCGTAGCAGCAGCGGAATTCATGACCTTGACGATGTCGCCGGCCTTGAGCGTGTATGGTTGGCATAGTGCCGGCTGTCCGTCAGAGACAGCACCCTTGACTGACCAGGGAATGATTGCCGCGACGAGGCCTTGGCTGAGGATGTAGCAATAGCCTACGCCGTTGTCGCATGACACCAGTCCAGAGATGACGGTCTTTCCTGGAGCGAAATCGCCCACATTCTGCGAAACGATTGTGTATGCACTATCTGTTCCGAGGGACGATTCACTGGCTTCGGCGATTTCAGTCTTGAGGGGGATGTTTGTCCCATCTGAGCAGGTCAACGAACCCACGACGGTGTTAGTCGCCATAGGATCACAGCCTCACGCCGATTCCAAGCGGCTTCATTAGATTGCGATTGACATTGGCTATAGGAGCGCGTAAAAGTTTCCTGGCGAATTTGAAGGTCAAACCTATGCCGATTGAACTCACGGCCATGGCCTGGTAGTTGGCCATGAACATCGAGCTCATGGAATCGAAGGAAGAACCAGGGTCGCTGATGATCGACTGGAGTGTCATGGCGCCGTTAGTGGTCGTCATGCCGTAGCCTGCAATGCCGCCTGCACCTGATCCGTCGAATCCGAGGATACCGACTGGAGAATTGCCCATGAGGCCGCCAGTTAGCACGCTCGCGTAGGCGTAGCTCTCTGCGATATTCAGGAGACTGATTGTTTTCGGTGATCTTCGGCGCTTTGCTTTCTTTCTACGTGCCATGTTCAACCTGTTAAGAAAGGAGGTTAATAAATATCATGTGAACGATTCAGCGGAGGCAAACTGTCCATCTGGACTGCGCTCGGTGATAGTTGCGTCGATGGTCTGCATCTTCTGCTGCGCTATTCCTTGAATTAACGAAGCTATGGCACCCTGGATAGGGTTCGGGGCTTCGAACTCTCCAAGATTACCAGACATCAGCTTGTCGATCAGAGCTGTAATCGCTATCGCGAGCTTCTCGTCGATGTCTTGGAGTCCTTGATCGAGGTGCATTCTGATCCAATGAGCCAGAATGACGATCGAAGCGAGGTTAATCAGGGCCAAACCGGCCAAAATTGCGAATTCAAGGGCTACCATGTCTCTCCACCAACCGTCGTCCGTCCATAATACCTCTCTCTTCCTCTCATTTTGCCCTCCAACCCTCCCGCCCAGAGTCGCTGCCACTATTGATGGTTGCGTTTCGTGTTTTGTGGCATACTTTCGGAATTGTGGCGCCCTTGTGGCAATAGAGGGAGAGCCTGTGAATAGTGGCGGTGACTTAAAGAAAGAAAGGAGTCAGGGTCGGTCATGAAGCAGGGACTCTGGCAGTGTAGCCGGTGCAGGCAGTGGTGGATCTACAAGGTGGAACCCCATACGACGCGCCTGAACCGCAAATGCCTCAGATGTGACCAGAGAGTGCGGGCGACGATAGATCGAGCACCAGGGCGGCGCGGAAGGCCCGCAACGGTCAGAGTTGAGCAACGGCCCAGCTACACGCCGCACTCTGCGCTCGAACACGAGCGCCAAGCCAGGAACAAGCACTGGCGCCGGCGACCAGCGATCGACGAATTCACCAGAGCGTCGAAACTGGAGGAATTTCACCAACGCACGGATTTGAGCCAGAGTTCAAGCGTTGGTAAAAAGGAGGAAATTGAATGAAATTGATTTACTGTAAGAGGTGCAATAAGCCGGCGAACCCCGCGCCGAACTTCGTACTTGATTCAGGCCAATGGTGCAGGTGTGATTGAATGAAGTGCGATCAGTGCGGCAACGGAATGATCGGCCCTATGGATTGGGGATGGTCGAAGGAAGTCTATGGATGTCCGGAATGCCGCAACATGTGGTGGCCGGAATGAGTGTTCAAGTCTGGCGCTGCTACGTCTGCGGCGCTCTCTGTACCAATATCGATCCTGTGTTGAAGGATTGTCTCTGCGAGGCGGAGTAATGAATAACTCTCAATTCTGGACTTGGGTCGATTACTGGGAGTGCTGGGATTTCATGCAAGACGAGCTGGAAGATGAATTAGAGCTCGAAGACTGGGCCGATGAAGCGCTCTGGCTGATCTGCCTGAAATGTGGAAATCCGCTCGAAGGCTGTATTTGCTAGGTATCAGACCCAACCCCCACCCCCTCCGAGAGCCTTCAGCACCCCTCCCAGTGAGTCTGAATTCTTGGAATTCGAGATTATTGATCAGGTGGGACATTTCCGTACTGGATTCCGAAAGCGTCAAAATACCAGTTCGGGTTCAAGATGTTGTAGATGATAGCGCCAATCGAGAAATCACCCGCCACTGGTCCAGCCTCACCCGTTGCAGCCCGTTGCGCCTTGGCTCTCTCATATTCGGCCTTCCAGTCGTTGTAATCGAAGGGTGTCGGTAATCCCGTTTCGATGCCGAAGATTTCGAGAATCATCGCGATCGAATAGAAAATCTGGACCATCTCGGTCGGGTCTTTGAGTGTCTTGGTGATTTCTGGAATTCCTAAACCCTGGAGAACTGATCCGAGGCCAGAGCTAACTTGCTTGAACTGAACTGCAGCAATCAGAGAATCCAGCTGCTCAGACTGTTTGTCCTGGAGACTAATTCTTATCTCGTGGACTCTGTCCGGTTTTCTCTTAGTTATGCAAACGCCCCCGCCAGATCAGAGAAGAGGGACAGGACATGCCCCGCGCCCAGGAGCCAGCCGAGAACGAAAGCGAATGCGTTGTCAACGACGATCCGTTGAACTTGCTCTGGGAAGCTCTCGTCACTCATCTGGCTTCACCGGCCAGTTGTCTGCGGCATCGTTGGCCTCTTCATAATCCTGGGGGAGATCTCGAAGCGCCTGGCGGTACTCCTTCCAGGCTGTCGATAGGACGACGTCTTTCCCAGCTCGCCAGTCGGAAGAGGCCAGAGCTTGATCTCGAACAGATCGCACTGACTGCCAGGACATGTCATGGAATCCCGAATCAATCAATTCTTCACCGTGATAGGTTTCCCATTTTCTGTTCATCGTCTCGACCTCCTCAGTACTTCAGACCCATGACGTATCGTGGCTCGTTTGTCTCGATTGTGTTAGGGGTAAATGTTGAAGGCGGGACGGCGTAGTCATCCCGCGATCCGTCTTGAATGGAGTAGTGTTTCGCGAGGAGAGCATCAGTGATTCCCAATGATGGCGTATCATTAGTGTGGAGCGCGCGAATGGTGGCGCTGGAGGAGGTGTTCGTACTCATTGCATACCAATACTGAGCACCGGCTTCTAGTGAGACGGTGGCTGAAAGGGATGTCTGGTAAATTTCTCCGGTTGAAGCGAGTGATATTGTCGCATATCCGAGCAGGGTTGATGGGAGAAAATTAGTGTCCTGGGAATAAATTGCTACATACAAACTGTCGCCGGCTTCGGCGCCGAGCACTTGGATCCCGATCGCGGACAGATTCCCCGTCTCGGGAGCTATGAAAGGGAAGCTCATTGGTTTCTTTAATCCAGATACGCTTTGAGTGGTTATGGTTGCACCATTCCAGGGCGGGCAGGATGACACATCGTATTGATCCGCGTCCGTGGTCCCGGTCAACGGCAGGACCTCGACAAGGCCAGCACCACCTCCAGCTTCGAGGAGACCGTCCCATTCCGACGAGACGCACAAACGCGCCAGGTTCACGAGCACCAGGTCTTGCAGCTCTTGTTCGTTCATGTCCTCGATCGTGATCGGATCGCCTACGCCCTGGACATTGGCGAACGTCACAGTATCGAGGTCCAGGTTCTGAAGCAGAGGGAAGACCCTCTTCGAAGGCTTTCTATCCTCAGATCTCATCCTAACAGACCATCCCATTCCTGTTTGACCGATAGTCTGGCGAAGTTAACCAGGACTAATCGATATAATTCCTCTCGATTCAGCTCTTCGATCGTGATTGGATCCCCGACACCCTGCACATCGGAGAATTGTATCTGGTCTGACTGGTCTCCAGCTTCGAGAGTCTTGGTCTTCAGCAGCTTGTACACGCGAGGGGAGATATCGGACATCATCTCATCCCCATAGTTAGCATGACAAAACCCCAGAAGTTGTTCGGGATGCCGACGCCTGGCATGCTGGGCCGTACTCCAGGCACACCAGGAGCGCCGACGGGGGTTACTGGAGGAGTATAGTCGATGCCAGGATAGTCTGAAGGTCGGTGACCAGGGGGGAGAGCTGCTTGCCCGCCCTGCCCTGGG